GGAGACAGAAACCGGGAACGGAAAATCCGTCCAATCAGCGGCGCCGACCTGACGGAACTGTGCACCGAAATCGCACGTGAGCGTCTCAATGCCCCCGCCGGCCGAGCGAAACAGACGCCCGGCGATGTCGAACTGGACGTAGTTGCAGCCTGCACCACTGCTGCGCCGTTCGATCCAGCCCTCATTGTCAACGCCTTCGTGTTGCTCGAGCTTACCGCCTTCGGCGACCTGAACGTTGGTCGGAAAATCGTCTCCCACCCATCCGTCTGTCGTGTAACCCGTCAGGCGAGTGCGGTCGTACTGGCCAGGGGGCACGAAACTGTCGTGGCGCGACCAAGCCGAATACTGATCAATCGTAGTTGCGCCGATGCGCAGGTTCGTAACTTCGAGGTCACCGAAGCCCACGCTGAAAATGCTGCACAGCCGCTCAGAGTTGAACGTTTCGTAGTAGCCATATCCGATGACAATGTCTCGGTAGGTGCCTGGCGAGTACCAAGTGGGCACAGGCCCCAGCGTCTCGCCGCCGTTCTGCCAATTAATGTAGGCGTCGTACGGGGTGATCCGCTCATCGGGGATCGAGGGGTTGAACCGCGTCACAAAGGTGTGGGGCTGGGTTACCGTGCCCCCGACCCTCTCGTATTGTCGCTCCTGTCCATCCCCGTAGTAGCCATACCCGAAGCCATCGGGCGGCATCAGCTCAACCCAAGGCGCCTCTGGTGCGCCGGATACAGCATCCCAGACGAAGGGGATAGCGGTTTTCGACTCGTACCGCGGCGTGTTGTTTACTACCAGGTGTGTGGTGCTCGGGTCAGGCACATTTTCGGACCAAGGGCGAGACGCATAGTCCGGAAAAACCTGATGTTCCCCGAGCACTACCATGAGCGGACTGTACGGCCGGACCTGATTGCCCCCTCCCTCCAGAGAATAGTTGGACGGATCGTTTCTTGCCGTAGCGGCTGTCGCACGCTTGGGGCCGAACAGGGCTTGAGCGACAAAAGACAGGGCGAGGCCGATGGCCAGATTTACCGCAACTGTCACAGCGAACTGGATGGCGGCGGCTGTGGCCGCGGTCTTCCCCGCCGCCAGCGCGGCGGCCCCGGCCGCCTCGCCGACCCCCGTGCCCATGACGGCCTGGCGCAACACCAGGACATCCGTCGTGTGAACACGCGATCGCTTCCAGCGGCGCCGAGGCACCGAACGGCCATTCAGCGTCGCCTCAAGCGGGGTAGCCTGCAGCGCCAAGCGCCGCACTAGGCTGTCGATAGTGTCGCTGCCTGTACCCAATACCCGCTTGACGATACGCTGGCTGGCAGGCAGCAGCGGGTTGGGCAAATAGATGACCTCGAGCGCAGCGGCCTTACAGCCACGCGTAATAGCCTTGGACGACATATCTGGTACTCAAACGGTTGACGGGCTCCAATACCGACGCACCGAACCAATCGTCGCTGTGGAGAATGTAGCCCTGCGCGATCGCGCAATACAGGCCGATATGTGCCGCGCGGCCACGGGCGAGGATCAGCACGCCAGCGCCATCAAAAGGTGCCGCCACGGGCGTGGCGTAGTCTTTCGCACTGCGGGTGATCAGGCGGGCACGGTGCAGCAGGCTGTCTGACTGCTTGCGCGGGAAAGTGACTTCGCGGCCGAATACCTCGCGCAGCACTTTCTCGACCAGCTCCCCGCAGTCGAGCTGGTCGTGAGGGATGTCGACGTACCGTTCAGCCCAGTGCGCCATCAGAAAAGCCCCGCCGCAGTCTCCGGCCGGAACGTGTACGGCGTGCCAGGTTGATTGAGCACGTCGTCGTAGCCCAGATCTGCGGTGACGGTTGGCGAAGCCACCACCACATTGCGCATATCGAGAGTGATGTCGTCTTCAATAAAGTCAGGAACGCTTCGCAGGATCTGGCGCAACGTCAGCACGGCGCCACGCCCACCGTGCGTGCGTTCCAGGAACGCAGAGATATCGCCGCCCAGTGTGTCGATCGCCAGCTGCGCGCGCGGCGTCGTACGGTCCTGATCGGATGGAAGCTTGATTGAGAAGCCGCAGGAAACGTAGTTCTGGCCGTTGCTGACGATATCCTGGGCGTCGGCGACGAAACGTAGGGGTGCCTCTGCCAGCGCGTGCGAGATTTCCAGTAGAAAAATCGGAACCTCATCCGCCGCCAACGCGAGTGCGTTCTCAGTGAAGCGTGTTGATTTCGGACGCGCCATCTCAGCCCCAGTACTCGATAGTGAAGGCGACGGTCCATTCGTCAAAGCGATCGGTCAGCGGGGTGTAGTCGACCTTGCCTTGTTCGATGCGGGCACGGCGCTCGACGTGGTAGACCGGGTCATACCACTGGAACCACAGTGCACCGAAACGCAAGTCGCTCACCCTCCAGGTTTCGAACGCGAGCTGCTCGGCCAACGTGTGCAGCCGGTATCGGACTGGTGAGCGATATCGCTGGCGCGAGTTGATCGGGTCCTGCTTGATGTAGCCGTCCTCGAATTCGGTGCGATCGATATTGGTGACAGGGTCGATCTGGTAGTCGTCGAGAAGGAACTCTGCATAGTCTGGGAACACCGGATATGCCATGTCAGGCTCCGCCGCGGTTGAAAACGGACGGCATGGCTTGGCTGATTGGCCCGCCGCGCTCGAAGTCTTCCAAGATCAGCGAAACAACCAAGTCGCGGCCCTGGAGTTCCTCACTGCGCTTGGTTACGCGCTGCGGCGTTCCCTGGTAGATGGTGTTGATGATGACGTTGGGCATGACCAGAGCCGCCTGGGAGCCCTGAGATGCAGCGCCACCGTCGGCAAATCGGGCGATCGATCGCGATGCCTGCACGAGACCACCAAACGCGAACTTGGGTCGTGGGAACCGCAGCGCCCGAATCGACTCCATGAATTGGCGGCCGTAATGTCGGACCGCGCGTGCGGGCTGCACGAACTCGTTGTCAGACAGCATGGCCGGGATGCTGTCGCTGGTTTCAGTGCCTGGGCCACGGATATGGCCACCGTCCGCTGCGAACATGACCGAATTGCCGACAGCCGGAGCGACTGTCGGCGTCGAGGGCACAGACGTGCCTCCGCCGCCGAAAAGCGCACCGCCCACAGCGCTGAAGAGCGAACTCCAGAAGCCACCGCCGCTGCCGCCACCGACGTCAACCGAGAAGGCACGAATGATCGCCTCTCTTACGCCGGACGAGACGATGTCGCCGGCCAGGCGGGTGAAGACGTTCTTGATCGCCTGACCGGCATTCTCCCAGTTCGCCACAGCATTGCCGGCGGCGCTGGAGAACCCGTCAATCAGGTTGTTCTTGACCATTGCGCCGGCATCGACGATCACCGGAGTTGTGGTCTTGACTTGGTTGCCCAGCTCGACGATCGCGGCATTGGCATCGTCGAGCGCCTTGGCCGCGTCCTGGGGAAGCGCGCCGCGCAGCTCCCGCAGTTTGGCAAGGATGGCTTCCAGCGCCGGAATCTGTGCTTGACGCGCCGTGCGGATGCGGGCTTCGCCCTCGAGTTGGCTGATTTGGCCGCTCTGCACCTCGGCGTTGACAGACGCCTCCTGCGCCGCCAGATCCCGCTGAATTCTCTGTGCTTCAGCCAGCTTCGCGTTGAACTCTGCCTGGGCCACACCAGCCTGGACCAGCATATCAATGCGCTCACGATCCGCCTTCGCTTGCGCGGGATCGCTGCTGGCGCCAGCCAACCGATAGTCATCGCGGAACCGATCCAGCAGTTGGCGTTCGACTGCGCCTCGGTCGAACACTCCAGTCAGGTCTGCAACCTGCACTCGAATATTCGCGCTGATCGTTGAAAGTCGCTGCTCGGTATCTCGCTTCCAATTATCCAGCGTCCGCGTTGCATCGGCCAACGACGCATCCAGAAGCTGCCTGTCAGCGATGATCTGGATCTTGCGCTGCTGGAGCGGGGCACGTTCCCCAGGTGTTCGCGCCTGTGCAATCGCCGCGGTGACAGCCGCCAGTTGCTGGTCGAGGAACTTGCGTTGTTCCTCGGTCTCGGTCTGCATCTGTGACAGCCGCGCGTCGTAAGCTGCCTGGATGCTGACGTTACCCTCCGTCACGGCCTGGACGATGATGGCGTCGCCGGATTTGATGGAGGCCTGCAGCAGCCGCAGGGAAGCCTCGCTCTGAGCAGCTCGCACCTGCTGGGTGGCTTTGGCCGCCTCCAGGCCGATGTTGGTCCCCGACCGCGCTGCGCGCTCAGTCGCGCGCTTCAGCGCTTCGTCATACTCGGATTGTGTGATCGAGCCGAAGTCGAGCGCCTGCTTGAGCTTTGCCTTTTCTTCGGTGAGCTTTTCGGCACCCGTTTTCATCGAGTCCGTGTAGGACTTGAACCAGGTCTCGAGATCCTTCTTTTCGCGTTTGCGCTGGGCTTCCCGAGATTCCTCGGCCGCCTTCGCGCTTTCCTGCTCGGCGGCGGCCTGACGTTCGGTGAGTTGGGCGTTCGCGGCAGCCAGTTGCGCCTGCAGGCGGCCAAGCGCCAGGCCAGACTCCTCGCGTTGCTTGATCTGAGCCGCCAGGGTATCGACCACCTGCTGCTGCTCAGCGACCAGTTCAGCTGGAGTTTTTTTCCTCCCGACATCCCAGATCGCGTTCCAGGCCTTTCCCGCGGCCTGCGCCAGTGAATCCCAGGCGCGCTGCAGCGTTCCGAGATTTTGCGCAAACGCGCCGCCCATGTGATCAGCGAAAGCTTTGGAAACCAGCAGCCTGGCATCCTCAACCCGCCCCTGCTCGACCAGCTGTCGCAAGTACTTCTGCTGCTCAAGCGTCAGAAAGTTGAACTGCTTGTCGAGCTGCTCGGCCGCCCTGGCGGGGTCGACAAAGAGCTTTGCCAGAGAAGAGC